TGCGCTCGGATCCGACGACCAGCGTCGCGCCCGCATCAACGAGGCCGGAAGGTCCAATTTCGACGCTGGTCTGGGAGGCCGTGCTCACGGCCGCCGCCAGGCTGCCGGCGGGCTCCGTCTGGATCCAGTAGCCGTACGGGCCGGTGATCTGGATGTCGTACTGCGGCGTGGTGTTGTTCCCGAACGCCACGTTCTTGTCCCGACGCAGCTGGATGCTGGTGTAGGGCGGACCCGACTGCGGCTGAAGGATATAGTCGTCCGGAGAGATGGTGATTGGGTTTGTCAGAAACGGGCCGGACAGCACCACACTGGGCTGCCCGGCCAGCTCCCGCTGGTCTAGCCACAGCCGCCACGGGTAGGCATACTGGTAGTTCGGCCAGTCCCAGTTGTACGTCTTGATTTCCGGGTAGAACTTCCGCATGCAGAGACGGTCAACCGACCCGGACGCACTCTGAATCTTGCGATCAATGATCGCATCGTGGTACGCCGACTGCTGAACGTCTAGCGCTCGTCTAACCTGCTCGCGTGTAGCATAGCAGGCTCTCGTAATAGCCATCCGTTGCCTTGCTTTCTTGCTGAGAACCCTCTGGGGGTAGGCTGGCCGTCTCTGCGGTTGTGGGTTAAGCGTAGCCTACGGGACGAGCATCCCGCCGGCCGAGGGATCGGCCTCGCTAGGACCGGCCCCGGTGCCACCGCCCCGTGGCGGAGCGTCGGCTAGGGCGCGAGCGCGGGCGTCCCGTACGTAACCGCGCGCCGTAGCGACGGCCCGTCGGCTAGCCCCACGCTCTTCTGCGATTCCTATGAGGCGATCCGCCTCGTCGTAGTTCTGCGATTCGTACGCATCGTGGGCGAGCGCCATGACCTGCTCATGGTGCAAGTCCTCCGGAACATCATCCGCCTGGACCTGGTCCGGGGTAGCTTCCTTCGGCGGAACTGAGTCCTCCGAAGAGCCCAACAGGCTCGCTGGGCTGGAGCCAGTCTCTTGGCCACTGCCATCCGTCGAATCGACAGAAGAGAATACTGGCTTCGGAGGTTGGTCCGTTGAGGAGAGGCTCTCCACATCGTGGGCAGGCGATAGGAGGCCGGTCGTTCCAGAAGTGCCACTCCATCCTGGCTTGCTTCCGGATGTCGAGGAGCTGGTACCAAGACGTATTGCATCCCACCTTCCTATCGGATCGTTGCTCGACCCCGCGATCGTTGACCTAGCCACGGGTCTTCCCCCAGTTCCCCTCATCGCTTCCGTCTGGTGTCTGCGGAGCCTCCCGGTCACCCGAGTCGGCGTTCTCGAGTGCGGAGGCGTCCGGTGATGGCGGCTCCGCAGACACGTCTTGGTTGCGTGGGGTGAAGCATTGAGGACAGAACTCCAGGTCGTTCGCTATGGCCTGGCAGCCACAGTGCTCACAGTCCCACATCGGAAGGCCTCCTATGGGGCGGTGACCGCGCCGGGGTTCTTGCGGATCAGCGGGACCCAGAGGAGGGCCCAGGAGACCGCGCCGGTGTTGGTCGCGTCGGTTGTGACGGTGACGTTGGTGTCCTTCAGGACGAACGAGTCCAGAGACGCAGCCGACCCATTGGCCGCGACCGCCGCAGGGAGGACACCACCGAGAGAGGACGGCAGCTGGATAAGGCTGCCGACCGCCGTGGCGTTATAGGGCGCGGCCGGGTTGGCAGCGATCGCAGCTGCCTTGCCTGTGATGCCGAGGGAGAGGTTCACGGCGGAAGCCGCGAACGCGGTGGACACGACGCCCACCAGTCCCAGGACGACAACCGACCCCGTGACGGTGAAGATCGTGCCCGTTGCCGTCGCCGGCAGCACCTTGGCGTGCTGGACTGCGACGCTGGGGGCAGCGCCGACGCCCTTGTAGGGCATCAGCTGCTTCAGGGTGTACCCGGTGAGCGAACCCATCAGGCACCCAGGATCTCAAGGTTGGCCGGGCCGCGCTGGGTGACCAGGTCGTAGGGGATCGCGTAGCAGACCGGAGAGGTTCCGGTGCAGGTGATCTTGAGGTAGTCGTTCGGGTCGGACATCTCCGATGTGAACACGTGCGCCACGGTGACGACAGCGGTCGTCAGGCCGGTCGTGCCGCCTGCCCCGTGCGTCCACGTCCCGAGCGGCGAGGCGGGGGTGAGCTTCTTCCAGGCCGCAGTGCCGTCGTTCGCGGCTGCCCAGTAGATGTTCTTGACGACGGCGAGCGTCGTCGCGAACGAGCCGCCGAAGGTGCTGTCTTCCTTGACCGTGACGACCGCGTCTGCACCAATGGCCACGATGGCCACGCCGGATGCACCGCGCATCTTGAAGGGGTGCGAGACGGCATTCGGAACCAGGTTGAAGAGGCGACCGAGAGCTTCCATTCCTGACATTCAACTTCTCCTCGAAGTAGGGCGTTACTGCTACTCTGCTAACTCGGGAGTCGGGGGTACTGTTGCCCGGCCCCTACTCCTAAAGAATTGCAGGGTCTACTACGTGCTCGCGCGTTTCGTGCATGATCTTGGCCATGGCGACCTCCGCCGCAGCCTGGTTGGCGTACGTGCCGTCCAGAGCGATCGCCGTCCCGCCAACCGGGGTAAGCGTAACGGTTGTTGACGTGGCTGTCAGCTGCGCTCCGGAATGGTTGATGTACTCGGTAGCCGAAACCTTGAACCATGTCATGACCACTCCTTCCTGCCCTGGCCGGGGTGACGGCCCAGCACTCTTTCAGGCTACCTTTTCACCCCGGCCGGGAGCGCTAGCGGCTGGCGAGCTGGACGAACGGGGTGAGGGTGTTCGAGCTGTTGTTGTGCGGGGTGATCGGGGACTGGATCCAGGGCCGACCGTCGAGGCGCTCGATGACGCGGAACGCCGTCTTGTCGTTCTGGAACTTGTAGTGCTCGGACGACATCGACTGCATCATCTGCCGGTCGCCGACGAGGTAGTACCCCAGGTCCACGAACGAGATGTCGCCGGCCGTGCCCAGCGCCGGGGTCTTCTCGGTGAAGTACACCGGGCGGCCCAGGATGGTGACGGGCGGGGTGGCCGAGCCGGGGTTGGTGTAGTTGCCCATCCAGACCGGCCCGCCACCCGTGCCGACGGACAGCGCCATCGTCGCGAGCTCAGGGAAGGTGTCGATGGAGCAGATCCACACCGCACGGCTCAGCGCGGTCGGCAGCATCCGGGCGAACATCTTGATGACGTTCTCCCAGACGATGGTGCCGCTCGCCTGGGTGGACTCCGCCGGCACGTTGACCGACGCGGGGCAGTTGATGAAGCCCAGCGGCTCGCCGACGCCCGTGCCGGTCATGAAGGCGATGTCCTCGAACCAGGCGATCGCACGCGGGAAGATGGTGTCGAAGAACGAGGAGAACGCCGGCGCGTCGGCCAGCAGCTCGTTCGGCACCTCCGCGTAGCCGGTCAGCTTCTTGGCGTCGAGCACGACGCGGCCGAAGCTCGCCTGGCTCTCGGTCAGCTGCGCGGCCTCTTCGGTCCAGTAGCAGACTATCCCGCCGAACACCGAGGACACGTTGCTGGTAACGTCGATCATGGGGATCGGCACCCGCAGCGAGTCCATGGGGATCACCTGGGCGCGGGGCCGCACGATCGCGGACTCGAGCGCGACCTGGAGGATCTCCGAGCGCAGCCGCTCCGGGATCAGGAAGCCACCGTCGGCCGGCACCTCGGACCCGAACGAGTTCTGCACCTCAAGCAGGCGCGTCCGCTTGGCCGACAGCTGCTGTCGGTTGCGCAGGGTCTCGTACCGGGGCCAGATGGCCTGGAAGAACTCGGCCGAGTGCTCGAACTGGCCGTCCGTGCCCAGCTCCTTCTCGAGCTTCGCACCGTACGACAGCTTGTTGTAGGCCGCGCCCTTGCCGTGCGACACGGTCTTGATGTTCCCGGTGCCGCCCAGCTCCGGCGGCAGGGCGTTGGAGAAGTTCAGCCGGGAGCCGCCCAGGCCGTTCTGGACAGCGAACTCCGCCATCGCGACCTGGATCTGCTCCGAGATCTGCGACTTGAGGTCGTTGTCCTTCTCCCACTGCTTCCGGGCGTACAGCCCGATGAACTCCTTGAACTTGCCCTTCTCGTTCATCATGGACCGGACCTGGGCGGGGTCACCCAGGAACTCTTCAAGCTGCTCCAGCGTGTCCGGGAGCGTAATGGTCGAAGCCATTGACAACCTACTTTCCTGTTAGCCCCGGATGGCGCTGACGAATGCCGCCGCGTCCGAGTCGTTGTACAACACTGCAGTTGCAAGGTCGCTCGACCCTGCGCTGGAACCGCTCCCGGACCAGTCCTCCGGAATCTCCGAAGACTTGCCGAGCGCCTTGGCCCGCTTGATAATGTGCTTGCGGATGGCGTCGTGGCTGTTGTTCTTGCCCCGGCCAACGGCGTGGATGGCGCGGTCGAGGTCTTCCGCGTCGGCGATCGGGTAGGAGCCATCCGCCATGGCCTCGCCGGACTTGGCCATTCGGTCCCGGTCGGCCTGGGTGTACTTGTCCTTGGCGTAGATGACCCAGTCATCGTGCGCGCCGTCGGCCAGTAGGTGGTGACCCATCTTGCAGATCATCGCCTTCGGCCCCGGCTGGCCATTGGACAGTACGTAGTCGTGGTCGGTGTCGCCGGAAGCGCTGGCGTCGTTGTCGCCGTCGTGATCCGGATCGTACACGTGGTGCGTGTGCGCGTGACTGGAGTTGTCGTAGTGCTCGCTGCCGTCGGCGTGCGCGTGCCGGTGGTTTCCTTCGGTGGAGTGATCGTGGGAGTGCGTCACGTGCTGGTGGCCGTGCGTCGCGTCGCCGTTGTGCGTGTGCGAGTGGTCGTGGATCCCGTCGTCGTGATCCGTGCTGTCGAACGCCGCGTGGTTGTGGCTGTGCGTGCCGGTCATCGGCTCGTGCATGGTCTCGTGGCGACCGTGGTACGGGTGGGAGGCCGCGTCCTGGGGCGCGGTCGCCTTGGCCGCCATCTTGTTGACCTTCGGCGGCAGCGCCATGTCGAACTTAGCGACCGCCGACTTCATGGGGATGACCGAGTCGGCCAGGCCCGCGTCCACGGCCTCCTGGCCGGTAAACCAGGATTCCTTGTCCATCTTCTCGAGCCAGTGCTCCGTTGACTGGCCGGTGCGCGCCGCGTAGATGCCGGCAATGTTGGAGGTGTTCCGCTCCAGCTGGTCCGCCATCTCTCGCATGCTCCTGGCGTCACCGCAGGCCATGGCGAAGGCGTTGTGCACCATGAACTGGGCGGTCGGTGCGATGTACACGTGGTCGCCCGCCATGGCGATGACCGAGGCGATGGAGGCTGCGATGCCCTCGACGTAGACGTCAACGTCACGAGCGAGGAGCGTGTTGTAGATGGCCACGCCATCGAACACCTCACCGCCCGGCGAGTTGAGGTGGAGGTCGAACGGACCCTCGATGTCCTCCAGATCCCGGATGAAGTCGTGGGCCGACTTGCCCAGGAACCCGATCTCGTCGTAGATGTGCACCTGAGCGCGGCTGTCGGCGGTGGCCGCGTTCTTGATGCTGTACCAGTCCTTCTTGACGCTAGCCAGAGCTAGCATCCTGCTCCTGGCGTCGCGCCAGGGATTGCTGCCTTTCACACTAGCTCCCTGATCTTGGAATAGTCACACACCTCTTGGATCCAGCTGGCTACGTTCCTCTCCAGGTCAAACTCGTCGCGGTCCTCCGGGTGACCCAGACGCGGCAGCGCAGCCTTCGGATTGTCGGGCTTGGGGTTCGTCCCGGGCTGGCCGGCCGGATTGGCCGGGCGGGGCACGCGGCCCGGCTGGTTGCCGGAGTCCATGACCGGACCCTTCCAGTTCATCTCGGGCAGGCCGACGACCTCGCAGGCATCGTGCGCATCGAATCCGGCGTCCACGAGCAAGGCGAGCGCCTGGGACTTGGCGGTCAGCTCGTCGTTGGCGTCGTTGGCGCTGGAAGGCCGGGGGTCCTCGTAGTCCATCTCTCGGTCATTGGCCGTGCTGCCGAACATCGGGAGGTAGAACTCGTTGGCTATGGTCTTCAGCCGGTTGAGGCGCGGGATCTCGTGCCAGGCGATGTGCACCTCTTCGGCCGTCTCCGCGTTGGCCCGGTTGACGTCCGTGCTCTGGCCCAGCATGGCCTGGTGTACCCGGTAGGCCTCCCGGATGATGTCCCGACCCAGGGTCCGCAGCTCGTAGAACTGCATGTCCTTGACCGTGTACGTGTTCGGGGTCCAGGTAGCCCCCTGCTCCAGCACACCGACCCGGTGGCCGCGCGCCACGCCCTGGTGCTGCTCTCGCCAGCGCGCCGTAAACTCGTTGAACTCCTCGTCCGTCAGCCGCTTCTCGAAGGTGACGATACCACCGGGAACCGCCGAGTTCAGGAAGAAGTTGCGAGACCACTGGGCGCTGTACTTAGTAGCATCAATATCCGCGAGCAGGGACTGAACGGCGCTGAGGCCCCGGTACAGATCGCCGGGGTGGGGGTACTTGATCTGGATGACCTCGTCGGTGCTCAGCGGCACCAGCTCCCCGTTCGGCCCGGTATAGATCCAGCCTTCCAGGAAGTTCTTGCGACTGGGTACCGGCTCCATTCGAGCCGGGCTGACCGGCCACATCTCCAGCGGTATACCCTTGCCGGTCGGCCCCCGGTTGATCACCCAGTACCACTCGCCGACCAGCTCCATGTGCTGCCAGCCGATCTCGCGGAAGTGCTCGCCCGTCATGAACGGGTTGGGCCGCTTCCAGAGCTTCAGCGCCTGGTGCCGCATGACCTCCATGCGCTGGTCGGAGCCCTTGTCCGTCCTAGCGTAGCGGACGCGGCCGTCCCGGTCGGTCCGGTACATCTTCCAGCCGCCGTACGCCTGGCTCCCGGTCGAGAGCAGCTGGACGATGGCGAACAGGGTGCTCTGGCCGTTCACGGCCTGAAGCTGAGTGTTCCGATCCTGGATGCCGGTGCCGTACAGCCCATTGCCCGTACCACTCCAACGATCGGCGAATGGAACCGGACTGTTCGCAGCAAGGTTGCGAATAGTCTTGCCCAGCTCGCCAAGCGCGGAAGTTCTAGGCACGCTTGCTCACCCTCCACTCGATGGCCAGGAACGTCGCGGCCGAGACGATCAGGCCGGCGAACGTTGAGTGGTCGAATCCAGCCGCGTCGGCGCAGCCCGCCGCCGCAAAGAAGTAGCCGTGTTCCTGGATGTGGCTCAGGGCCACCGAGGCTGGCCGCCGGAGGGCCGCACCTACAGCGGCCAGCCTACCGCTCGCACGGGGACGGAGCGCATTGCCCCAGCGCGAGTTACTGGAAGGGGATTGAAGAGCGTGGAGGGCCATCAGCGATCACCTAGAATCTGTACGCCCTTGTCAACAAGTTCTTGTAGTTCCGCCCTGGTGAGGGTAATGGCGGTCTTCCGGCCACCCTCCCGCTCGTCGTACCAGCCGATGGTGTAGCCGGCCGTGCCGTCCGGG